AAAAGAGGGAGCTAAGGAAAATCAAAGTGTTTGGCTTTGGGAGCAATTGATAGATATGATTTCAAAAGAATATAGAATGAGTTGGGATGATGTTACTAAATTAAATATTTTTACATTTAACCATTACGTAAATTTTCTTAACTTTAAAGCCAAAGAACAAATACGAAACATTAAACGTGGGTAGTTTAGATCTAGATAGCTTCAGAAATGCAGACGATGTCCTTAAAAATAAGGATGGTTCAGCACTTGAATTATTGGTTAGTGACTTAGTTGATAATTTAATTATTGACATGAGAAAAGAAATGACTAGGCTTAAAATCAATGCAAGTTACCAATTGGCTCAATCGTTGCAAGTAAAAGAAGAACCGACAAATGTAGATGGCTTGTTAACTATTGAGACCGAAGCCAATCACTATTGGAAGTATATTAACTATGGTGTAAATGGTATCTCATTAGATAGGGGAGCGCCAACTCATGGTAAGGGGTTAGATACGGGTGTAAGCTTTAAGGATGCCATTGATATGTGGATCACTGAAAAGGGCGTAACCGTTCCCGAAGAGTTGGAACGTGACGATTATATATTTTTAATAATAAATAAGATAAGGCATTACGGTCAAGCACCGAGACCTTTCTATGACAATGTAGTAACTGATAAAAGAATAAAACAGATGAGTAAAGAGATAAGTTTTGTGATAGGCAAATCAATAAAAACAGCTATTAAAAAACCGAATTAAAATGGCTTTAACAATAACACAAACACCTCAAGCTTACACGCCATCGGATAACCAGGTGCTTTATGCGTGGGTTTGGAATAACATAGCAAATCAAAGTAAATTAACTTTTTTAGTTGAGATATTTGTGAATAATATAAGTGTAGCAAATGTAGAGGTCTTTAACGATTTCAATGCTTCAACTAATTCGTATGGTCATATAGATATTAGCGACTATGTAAAATCATACGTTAATAAAAGTAAAATAAATCAAAGTAGTTTTGTTGCATTAAGTGGGAATACTGCAAATGTTCACATAACAGTAAAAGCAAAGTATTACGTTTTAACTACATTAACATTTTCAGCAATAACAACAGGAGCTACAAAGGTAATATTTAAATCATGCTTAAGTGCCTATGATTTTAATGCCTATGATAGTGTTAAGTATTCAGCTATATCACAAGCTAGCAAGGGTTTGTTTATGACTGATAACACTAATATAAATTTTAATGCGGCAAGTGAAGTATATTTAAATTTTATCAATCCAACAGGCACAACAAAGGTTATCGATGTACAGATGTTTAATTCAGCAGGTGCATTAATAGATACAAGATCAAGCGGATTTATTCCAGTTGGTATGTTAACGATGAAAATAAGTGCTACAAGTTTAATTGCTTTGGGGTTTTCTGTTCAAAATGTAGCGGTCAATATGCGGAGCTTAAAGGTAGTAGTGCGTAACGATTCAACAGATGACATTTGCACTGAATTAAAAACATTGACTTTGCAATTAACTGAATGCGATGAAACACAAACATCGGTACAATGGCTTAACAGGTTTGGGGCTTATGATTGTTTTATATTCACTCATAACAATATCCACTCAGCAACTATTCAAGATAAAACTTTTCAGTCTTATTTAGGGGCTTGGAATGCGGATACTAATACCTACAATTATTCAACTCAAAATACGGGTGTTCAATCCTATCAAAAAAATATTATCAAAAAGATACAGATAGTTAGCGGATGGCTTAAGGCTTATGAACAAAATTATTTAGTTCAGATTTATGAAAGCCCACTTGTCTACATGATGGAAGGGTTGTATATATATAAAAACATTATCATCAATAATTCAACTTACCAACTTAAACAAGACTTGTATAACGATGAGTTGTTTAATGAAATCTTAGATGTAACTTTACCACATCAATCTAAAAGTATGACACTATGAGTTCAAAGTTAGTTGTAAATAATTACTTGATTGATTTGTCTAATGATGTAGCGGTTCCGATAACTTTTTCGGTTGCGGATGTTAAGAATCCCCAAAGTAGAACAAGATCATTTAGTAAGTCAATTGACATTCCAGGTACGTCAAACAATTTAAAGTTTTTTGCTTCCGCTTTTGGCTTGGCTACTGATGGCACTGGCAATGAGTTTACAATTTTCAATCCATCTTTAAAAGCACCTTTCAACTATTACAAGGATGACTTGTTAATATTCTCAGGAAAATTTGAGTTAACGAATGTTAAAAAGATTAACGGGGATTATTCATTTAGTTGCATTTTATATTCCAATATTGTTGATTATTTTGCTGAATTAAAAAACAAGAAATTAAGCGAGTTAGGATGGAGCGAGTACAACCATAATTTGAATGCTTTTAATATTTCTCAAAGTTGGGATAATAGTGTAAAGATAAATAACACTTCGGTTAAAAACTTTGTCGGAAAAGGTGGTAAAAACCCAATAGCAAAAGGATACGTTTACCCATTAATTAACTATGGCTATCCCACTCCATTAAACACAAATGTTTACAAGGTTACTGATTTGATTCCTTATGTGTATGTAAGGGAATGTTTGACAAAGATATTTAAATTTATAGGATTAACGATTGATAATTTAGATAGTGATTTTATAAATAGTTTGGATTTCAAAAGATTAATTTACGGGTCTTCAGGGGGTGAAAAGTTAAGGATTAGCGATGCTGAAAAAGCAGACAGAAAATTACAGTTAACAACAATTAATGAACCTTTAAGTGAAGCTAGATCAAAACAATCTTTTTCTGAAAGTTTATTAAAAAGTGTTTATACAAAAACAATAATAAATAAAACAACGATACAAAATGGAATAATTACTATTCCTGCAACGGGCAAATATAATTTAAGCTATACAACAACTATACAAATATATACTGATAATAATATTAATGTAAATACTTTTCAGTCGGTTGTTTTCTTATATAAAAATAATGTAAAAATAGCAGAGTCGGCAGGCTTTGCTATATCTTCAACAAATACAGAGGTAACTATTTCTTTTAATGCAGATATTGATTGTTCTATTTCAGATAAAATAGAATTGTATTATACAGGCGGTTTTGATATTGCAAATATAACTAACTTTAATTATAGATTATACAGCGGAACTTTAACATTAACCGCTATTGATGGAGTTATAACAAATGATTCAGTAATTGAAGTGAGTACTTTGTTACCAGATATTAACTGCTCTGAATTTCTTAGTGGTATTATTTCAATGTTCAATCTATACATAACAGATAGTGTAGATAACAAAGTTAGCATTTATACCATTAACGAATATTATGGTAAGGACTATAAAAATTATTTAGATTGGACTGACAAAGTTGATCATAGCAAAGAAATAATTATCAATTCAGCTTCATTGATTGAGGGTAAAAATTATTTATTTAAGTGGACTGCTGAAAAGGATTACTACAATGACTTATATTTAAAAGCTAGTAAAAATACTTTTGGCAACTATTCATATCAAGTAGAAGACACGTTTAAAAGTGGGGATAAAGTTTGGCAGTTGCCATTCGCTCAATACGTGCCCGTCAAAATGAATGATTTAGTAATACCTCAAATATACACTATTGACAACGGGGTGGCAAAGACGTACAAAGGTAAGGGATTACTTACATTTTACAATGGCTTGTATGCAGGTAAAGTAATTATTAGAAAAGACGGTTCAACGGGGGATAGTGTGGCGGTGGGTGCTGTATTGTCAAGAACAAATACACCGCCTGCAGGAACAAAAGGAAACCGTTATTTATTGGGTGCAAGTCCAACAGGCGCATGGATTGGAAAAGCTTTTAATATAGCTGAAGATAACGGAGCTAATTGGGTATTTACAGAACCTCTTTTTGACATGATTGTTTATGTGAAAGATGAAAATAAAACTTACCGATATAATGGCGGTTCTTGGGATGCTTGGGAAACTTTAACTACTTACGCAAACTATCCCGTTGCTCATCATTTTAATTTTGAAGTGAACGATACAAATTTTAATTCTCCAAAATGGGATTTACACTTTCAGACTAGGGAAGTGAGATTTGATAAAATTGATACAATACCGACATTAAATTTATTTAATAGATTCCACGAAAAAAACATCAAAGAAATAACTAGCAAAAATTCAAAGCTAATCGAAATATATATTAAATTGACAAATAAAGAAATCCTATCTTTGGACTTCAGGAAACTAATCATGATTGAGGGCGTGCTTTACAAGTTGAATTTAATTAGTGATTTTGATTCCGATGCTTATGAAAGTACGAAAGTTGAACTATTAAAATTCATACCATAATGGCAGTACCATTAATTTTCGATATAGAAGTAACTGATTTGTACATTTTACAAAGCTATCAAATAGTGCCTAACATTCCTTGGGCTTTGACAAATGTACTTACCGAAGCCACCGACAAAGAGTGGGGATATTTTAATACAGAACAAATAAAAGATATTCAAGGGGCTGGAGCTTACGCCGCTTCAGCAGTTAGTACTGGCTTTTATCTTCCATCTATATTGGAGCTTCAAAAGTTGTATGATTTCGATAGTTCTTATTTTGCAAACGGGGGGCTTTGGTCCTCCGAAGAGGAAAGTTTAACAAGTGCTTATTATTTAGATTCAAATGGCACTATTCAGATAGCTTTAAAAAATGATACAACGATTGACGTTTCATCCATGCGAAGATTATCAATAGTTGTGACTTCAACAATTGCAGAATTACCATACCAATCTAAGAATGCTGATATTATTTATGGCGGTGCAAATTCAACTGATGAAGATGTTTATAAAATGCTAGGGGGAAAAAATGGAACGAGTAAAAATTCAAATATATTAAGAAATGAGTGACGAGACTAAACGAATAATATTGAAACATGGAACGGGCGTTCCTACTATACCAACTTCAAACGATCATAGAGATGGAACATGGATAGCAAGCGACATTTACCCGTATGAAATTTATGTTGATTCAGTTAGTGGATTGATGTACATAAATTCAGGTGGATTAATAAACGAAATCATTACCGACTTAGGAACAAAAACTTTTGCTACTTATAACGACATCCAAAACCAAACAGCAGCTGCAATAAATACTGGCTATGGTGTGAAGTTTAGAACATTGAACTTGTCAAGTGGAATTAGTGTATTGACGGATACTAAAATAACTTTGCAAAATACAGGGTACTATAATTTATCAATTGATTTGCAATTTCTAAACACCGATACTCAAGAGAATGATGCAAATGTTTGGATTAAAAAAAATGGTACAAATATCGTTTCATCTAATGGAGTGGGTAGCATTCCTGCAACGCATGGAGGTGTACATGGTCATACTATTTTTACAAAGAACTTTTTAATACAAGGTATTGCGACTGATTATTTCGAGGTATTTTTTAGCGTATCAAATACACTTGTATCGTTGGCAACTTACACCGCTTCAAGTCCTTCACCATCCACACCTTCCGCACAATTTACCATTAACCAACTTTAAGAAATGGAGACAATTATATTCGATGTAAAGGTTAACACAAACAACGCCGCTACGGATGTTAAAAAGGTAGGTGATAGTGTTAAGGGGTTAAAAACTGAAGGTGAGAATGCTGGCAAGTCATTTACAAATCTACGTACTGAATTAAAGAAATTAAATATTCAGTTGCAAAATTTAGACCCGGCAAGTGAAGCCTTTAAAGTTGCTGCCAATAGAGCTGGTGAGATTAAAATGGCTATGCGTGACGTTGGGGATGCAATATCGGACGCCGATCCTGAAAAGTCATTTGGTAAATTTGTAAGGGGTGCGCAAGCCGCTGCTAATGGTTTTCAGATAGTAACCGCTGCCCAGGGCTTGTTTGGGAGTGAAAGTAAAAAGACTCAAGAAGCTTTATTGAAAGTTCAAAGTGCGATGGCATTAACTCAAGGGTTAAGCCAATTTAAAGAAATGAAGAACGATTTAATAGACCTTGCTTCATCTATTAGAAATGTGGTAGTAAAAGCCTTTACAAGTTTATCATCTGCTACAGCAGCTCAAGCAGTTGCTAATGGTACGGCTACAGTAACACAAAGACTTTTAAATGCAGCTATGAATGCCAATCCAATATTGATATTAGTTGGATTATTAACATTAGCAGCAGGTGCTTTATTTGCTTTTTCTAGTAAAACAAAAGAAACAGATGAAAGCCAAAAAGGGCTTAATGATACAATGTCAAGAACAAGAGCTAATGGTGAGATAGAAATAAAAACATTTAATTCACAGATTGAAGCACTTAAAAAATTAAAAACGGGGAGTGAAGATAGAGCAATTGCAATTAAAAAGATAAACGAACAGTATGGCACTACTCTTCAAAACCTTAGTAATGAAAATCTTTTTTTGAAGCAAGTAAATATTCAGCAAAAGGATTATGTGGCTGGTGCTAAAAATAGAATACTAATGAAAATCAATGAAGCAAAAATTGAATCATTCCTTACAGATGCACAGATAGAAAAAGAAAAGGCTTTATACGCATCTAAAAAAGCATCAGATATTTTAGCAGGCAAAGCATCATTGGCAAAAGCACTACAAGGTAAAACAGATGCAGAGATTACTCAAACACAATTTGACAACTGGAACAGCGAGGGTCTTGAGATACAGAGATTATTAAATATAAAAATAGAAGCACAAAAAAAGGCTGATGCTTTAAATAAAAGAGCAAACAATGCATTGGAAATAAACTCAAAACTTATTACAAATGAAACTGCTCAACAAAAAGCAGCAAGAGAAAAAGAAAATACTGATGCTGCAAAGGATAATGCAAAAGGGTTAAAAGCTCAAAATGATGCAAGTGCAAAACAACAAATATCAAAAGAACAAGCGGCAAAAGACCAACTAGAACTTACAAGAAAAGTTCAAGATTTAACTTATGCAAACATTACCGATGCTAATGAAAGAGAAAAAGCCATACTAGATGCAAAACACAGAAGGGAACTTGAAGATTTAAAAACACAGTACGGTGCGAAAAAAGAATTTATAGAACTTGAAAAGCAATTAAAGATTCAGCAGGGTATTGATCAACAAGCTTTAACAGATAAAATAAAAAAAGAAAATGATGCAAAAGACAAAGAAACAAACGACAAAAAAACTGCTGAATTAAATGCAATTGCAAAAACACAAATTGAAAACGATATTCGAATACTAGAACAAAACTTTCAGGATACACAAGCTAAAAAACTAGAGCTTGAAACTTTGGACTTTGAACAAAAAAAAGCCGCTGCAATTGGTAATAATGCAGAGCTTATTGCGATAGGAGCACAACACGCTATTAATGTAGAGGCAATTACTGAAGAATCAAAGAATAGACAAATACAAATTGATCAAGCTTTGTTTGATGCAAAACTAGAAATTGCCAATAGTATAGGTAATATATTTGGGGCTATATCTGGACTGTTTGAAAAAAACATAGCAGCACAAAAAGCCTTCGCAATTGCTGAACTTGCTATTAATACGGCGACTGCTTACTTGCAAGGTTTAGATATAGCTCAAAAATCTGCTAAGGCAACGGGACCAGCGGCGGCTTTTACTTTTCCTTTGTTTTATGCGTCACAAGTGAGTGCAATTTTAAGCGCAGTCGGAAAAGCGAAAAGCATTTTGAAAGCTGGTCCTAGTGTTTCAGCTCCATCAATACCTACTACAAAAAGCGTTGGCGGTTCAAACAATGCAATTAGTGATAATAATTCAGGTGACCAAACCTCGCAAAATGTTATTAAAGTAGTAGTTTTAGATTCCGATATTACTAAGCAACAGCAACAAACAACCAAGGTAAAAGCTGTCAGCACAATTATTGGATAAAAAAAAATAAAAATAAATTTGTTTATATTAAAAATTTTATTATTAACTTTGATTTTATGTTACCATTCTACGAATTGATAATTGATGAAAGTAAAGAAAGCGGTGTTGACTTCAACTCGCTAGTAGAATATCCTGCACATCAAAAAAACTTCATAGCTTTTAATAAGGATGAAAAAAGATACTATTTTAACGAAGAGAAAAAAATAGTCTTTGGTGTTATGATGGCGGCTAATTTGCCAATATTCAGAAACAATCCTTATGATCACTATGTAGTATTCAAGCCTGAAACGATTTCACAGATTAGAACTAAATTTCACAAGCTTGGATTTAAGGATAATGTGAATGCTGAACATAACAAAGAGGTTAAGGGTGTGCGAATGATTAAATCGTATATACTTACTGATTTAAATTTATTGCCTGAAGCTTTTAAAAAACAAAATATAAATATAGGCTCATGGCTTGCAGCGTACAAAGTAGATAGCCCTGCCATTTGGTCTAAGATAAAAAAAGGTGAATTCAATGGCTTCTCAGTTGAGGGGTGGTTTGAAAAAAAAGAATTGCAACTAAAAAAAAATAAATAAATATGAAAAAAACAATTTGGGAATTGATGGGGTTTTCGTCGGAAGATGAAAAAATCGAAATTGTATTTTCCGAAGTAAGTACAGTTGATGGTGTTGTTTTAAGCTACGAGGGTGATTTCGTTGTTGGCACACTATTAACAGTAAGTGCTGAAGATGGTACAATGATGCCTGCTCCTGCTGGTCCACACCAAGTGGATGTTGAGGGGGTGATTAAAATGATTGAACTTGATGAGTTAGGAGCTATTCTTTCGATTGAAGATGTTATTGAAGAGCCAATGGCTGAAGAGACAAACACAACAGAAGAGGTGATGAGCCAAGTTGCTGAAGTGTTGAAAGTATCTTTGGAGGACATTAATGCTCGATTTACAGCTTTGGAAAACGAACTAAAAACTTTGAAAGAAATCAAGGAAAGTAAATTTAAAAATGAAACAAAAAAAGTAACTGAAGAAAAGCATTTGTCTATTTCTGAAATTTTAAAAAATAAATAACAATGGGAAAATTTGAAAAAACATTAAAAGAAAAATTCGGTATCAACGTAGCTGGCTTGGCGGCTTGGACTGATAACACATTGCCAAACATCGAAAGTGATTTAATTGCTAACTCTGAATTCTTATCTATGCTTTCGTTGGAAACAGGCTTGAAAGGAACAAGAGAGATAGCTTTACTTTCTATGAGTGTACCTTTGAAAGCAAAAGCGGCTTGTACACCTTCACCTGATGGATCGGTTGTTTTGACTAAAAAGAATTTGTCAACAGTTCCACTTTATCAAGGTGTTACATTTTGTAATGAGTCTTTGAACTCTACAATGTACCAAGTATTGAACACTTTGGGAATGAAAATGCAAAACGGCCAATTGCCTGCAGATTTAGAGGTTATTGTAATGTCTTATTTATTAAAGATGTCACAAAAGAAAGCTCAAGATTTAGTTTGGTTAGGGCTTCTTGCTTCTGGTAATCCTGATTTAGTGCATTTCGCTGGATTGAATAAACAATTTTTAGACGATGCTGCAATTTTGAAAACAACTACTACTTATGCAACAGTAGATTCAACTAATGCTTATTCTGCGGCGGTTGAGGTTTACAAAGCTATTCCTGCTGATCTTTTAGATTCAGGTAAAGAGGTTGTAATTTTCACTGGACGTACTGAAGCTTTAAACATTTTAGCACAATACAATGCTGCTAATCCTTACACACAAATTACACCTGAAAATATCGGAGGGTCTTTAAAATTCTTATTGCCTTTGACAAACATTTATGTGCAAACAGTACCTCAATTAAATGGTTTGAATTTAATATATGCGTTCGCTCCTTCTTATGTTTTCCTTGGTGTTGATTCTCCAGAAGATCAATCATTTGATGTGAAATACAATGATTATACTGAAGAATTGAAAGCTGAAGCTTCATTTAGATTAGGTGTAACTTATGTATTTCCACAGTATATCGTAAAACTTAAAAAATAATGGCGTGTGAAGTAGTTTCAGGATTCAGTAATAATGGTGTTTGTGATTCACAAGCTGGCGTAAAACAATGGTACGCAGCAAGCACTGTTAATATTGCATCTAAAACAGTAGTGGCGGGAGCTATTACTGCAATCACGATGGTAGCAACTAAGAAATTTTATGCAATTACTTTGGATATGCAACAAAGTTTCTTTAATGATCAAGCTATCGGATCTCGTGAAAATGCTTCTTATGCTCGTGAACAATCTGCAACGATGAAATTAGCGGGTAATACTGCTAGTGATATAGTTGCACTTGAAGCAATGGGTCAGGGAAGAGTAACTTTAATCGCTGCTTTGCAAGACGGTACTTATGAAGTGCTAGGTCTTACAAATGGTATGAAAATGTTAGAAAATAGAACATCTGGTCAAGCAATGGAAGATTTTAATGGCAATGAACTTGTTTTTACAGGTAAAGAACCTGCAAAAGCTCCTAAGATTGCTATTGGTCTTATCACTCCAATTATCTAATTAGTATTAATTCATTAAAAGGGGTGTAAAAAGCCCCTTTTTTTTTACTTAAAATATGGAATATAAAGAGA